CCAAAAATGATCTTCATCATAATCTAACTTATGAAGATACAACAATCTTTTATATAATTATTATTAAACAATTATTATTATTATTACTTTAAATATCTTATTTTTATTAGACGTTTATTATTATTATTCTCCTGGTTATATGTTCTTGATGTCTTAAATCTACAAGTTATAAGATCATGTTCGCATCACAGAAGAAGGTTAGTTTAGAATCTCCTAGTAGTATTATTTACGAAAGAAAGTTTGATACTGCTCTAAGATTGTCACATTTACAACAATTTATTACGAAGAAAAATGAGTGTTCTAATGACTTAGATATAATTTTAATTACTAACTCAAATTTTATAGATGATCAAGAGCAATATATACTAACTCCTGAGGCATATGCAACGTTACTCAAGATAATAATTACCAAAACAGATTGTGGAGAAAGGATATCTAATTTTTCCATACCATTAGTTGTCAATTCATACAGATTATCTAAAGCTAATATAGATTTCCAACTTAATTACATGTTATCACAAAATTATTTACCAAACAAAATGGGACTCTATAATAAATTTAAAATATTTATGGAAGCTTGTACCCCAACAACACTAATCAAGAACTTAATAGATTTTGCTTCCTGGTTATCTGATACCATTGAAAAATCCAATTTATTACATTCCCGGAAGTTCCGTTCATTAGATGGCCTAGACAAATTTAAGGAATTGATTAGTATCAACCATCGATTATATGATCCTTTACAGTTAAAAATAGTATGGTCTTTTTCTTATGCTTTAATACAGATAGGAGAAAGTATACCATTCCTAGTATCAAAACCATACTTATTATTGATGCATAATAAATGCTGTGATTTAATATCAGTATTATTATATACACAGATGGCTAGAGGAAATGCATTACAATTAGATTGTGATATCATCACCAAAAAATTTGTGTTGGAGCTATGTAAGATCGTTATTAAATATAAAAACAAAGGTACAAGTATCTTGAAAGAATTAGAAGGATTATGTATAGCAGAAACTTTAGTAAATATTGAACAATGGGATAACACTGAATTTCTAAATACACTTATAGTAGATCTGAAGAAAAATACAAAATTTCAATATGCTGGAAGTTCTCTCCAAGTGTTATTCTTAGCGAGTGATATCCCATTACGGCATGAACTTGCATGTTTATCCAAAATAATAGCCCATCCATATGTTGACATGTTAGAAGGATCTATTCATCTACATAAAACTACAACAGAAGTATATGATATAAACGTTAACTTATTATTCAAAACTATTTGTCATGCAAAACAGGCATATATACGAAATCATATTGTTAAGTATAATAAATGGCCTCCTTGTGAGATTAATTCACACATTGTCCCTAAAGCCCTTCGAATGGCTTTTATATTACAAAAAGATCCATACAGTTATGAAATTGTAAATAATTATGGAAGAATCTCAGTTGACGATTTCAGATATATTGATTTATTAAAGAATTTACGATATTCCAAAATCGAAAATATTATACCATATCTTAAAGATAAAACTATTTCAGTACTAGAGACACGTGTTATGTCAAATATACTAAATAAAACTAAAGAAGACGAAGGTGATCCTATTAAATGGACAGAAACAAGGTTGTTACTATTATATTTAATTAATCCCAAGCTAATCTGTGATCATGAGACCTATGTTAAAAAATATAGTAACGCAGGATCCCTGGAAGAGCTAAGAAATTATTTAGTGATTAGGATTGTTCCCAAGGAGAAGGAAATGAAAATTAAATTTAGAGGGTTTGGTTGTCACGGATTTGAAGAAAGGTTGCGATGCTTAGAACAGGAGAAAAATGCAGCGAATTATCTAGAATTATTTTCTGATCACCAAGCAATGACACTAGGTGAACTTGATATAGCACGTAAACTATACTCTTTTAGGAGACTTAAAATTGCATATCCAAACCATATTATTATAAATTGTATACTAGATGCAAGCAACTGGAACCATAGTTTTAGAGATGAATTAGTCAGACCTGTTATGAAAGAAACACTAGATAAAATTTATGATACAAATGTATTTTCGAAAACCCAAGAAAAATACAACCATACCTTGTTCTATGTTCCAGACCATGAAGAATGTTATAGTTGGAAGGGACAAGGGGGAGGAATTGAAGGATTGAATCAATATACATGGGATATAATATATGATGCAGTATTGCAAGCAAGTCTTCCAGATGATCGTATCAAAACACATGCATTATTTAAAGGGGATGACTACAGATTTGCTATTATAATACCTAAGGCATTAATTGAAGAAACAGATATTCACACATATAAGAATAAAATTATCACAGCCATTGCAACAAACGCCAAAAAAGCAGGATTTACAATCAAAGTATCAGATAGTTATGGTTCTGAAAGATATTTTGCTTTTTCAAAGATAGCATCTATAGATACCATTGAGCTTCCACAAGTTTTTCGAAAAATCCAAAAATGTTATGGAGCTAATAATGCATTCTTACCATTCATGGATGATTTTATAGGTAGTACTTATAGTAATGCACATAGTGCTTGTAAAGTAGGACCTACTGTAATTTCATGTTATTTTGTTGCACTTTTCTGGAGCTATTATTATATATTTAGATCTGATTACTATAAGAAAACACCAGAGCATGCATTAGTATCAATACTACTAGTACCAAGTAATTTAGGTGGATATCCTATAATCTATTTGCATAATATGTTCGTCCGAGCAGAATCTGATTTATTATCTCCGTTCTTTGGAATGCTCGAGTATGCAAGGATATGTTACCCTCACTATTATGAATATATGATTAAGTTTTGCATTACTCACCCAACTATACCGATAACATATATTGCATTATATAAAGACCCATATTCCATTCCAAATGTCAGACCATCATTACCTAATGCATTGTTAAGGCAAGAAATATTACCAGCACTTGCTAGTAAAACTACAAATAAATCTATTAAAGAATTAATCAAAGCCGCAAAATCCAAAGAAACTGAGCTAGCTATTCATATACTAGATACCGCTAATGTGTTAGCAGTAAGAGTTCTATCTGTAATTTATGCTTGTTTACCGTCTGGTATTTTAGATGAGTTACTTAGGAAGTTTGAAACTTCGAGAAGCGTGGTAGAACTTTTAATAGTAAGCAGAGGAAAAAGAAATGCTGATAGAATTCTACGGTCAGTTGTTCGTAGAGAATTTAGATTACAAAATTGGAGGGTTCATATATTAAATGGGACATCAAAAATTCCTGCTCGAAGTTTAACATCATGTATTGTAGAGTGTCCTACTGAAACAGCATATAATGTGAGAAAATTCGCATGGGGAAAGGCAGTCGAAGGAGTAACAATGCCTCCATTACAACACCAAACCATATTAACAACAAGATTATTTGCTGCACATGATGATTACTCAAGTAAGAATCATTATACATATACGAGAATGCCATTAAAACAATATTTAACACCAGATAAGAGAGAACACTATGCTAGCGCACATGTAAGACCCTTTATCGGGTATACCACACGTTCAGGGAATTCAGAACCAGTGTTGAATTTTGTTGACAAAGATGTACTGTTAACTAAATTGAAAAATATAACTGATTTAGCTTCTTGGACTGATGTGTCAGGAGATGTATTACAGGATGATGGTTCTTATATCAAAGTCACTAGTAATTTAATTCAACTGTTAGATAAGATGACCAGATTATATACTGATGAACCATTAGATAAGTTAGCACCATTTGCTGGGAAAAGAAAGGCAGGATCAATTACACATCATATGAGAAGTCCTGGTTTTAGAGAATCAATTGTACCAAATACATTGTCTAATATTTATCAACAGATTAAGGGTGAAACAAATTCACATGTAACATTTCGTTTATCACCATCTAAATATCTTGTAAATTTCTTACATACTTTTTGTTACATAGTGTCAAACATCTATTTAGAACTGGAATTTTCTCAATACTCATCATCACCTCAAGAAATTTGGGTAGTGACTAAAGATTGTGAATTTTGTATGAAACCAATTCTTGAAACACCTATTACGATTAACACTCAACTTTTGCAAGATTTATACTTCAACTCCATTAAAGCAACTAAACTAGGAATAACTGCAACAAATATTATTAAAGAATCTTTATTACTATCAGACACTGTATACAACATTGAAGGTCATCTTTTAGAACTATCACCAATAGAAGCCACTTTAGGGATATTTATTGGTTTGTATCAATCTACATCATTACGTACAAAAATGATACAAGAAAGATATGAAGTGCCTATGTTAACAGGAGAAAGAAAATCAGTATTGTCAAACTTATTACCACGGACATCCTCTAAAGATATCGGACAAACGGAAATCAAGCGAGCATCACTTCCTACATTAGTTGATGCTTTCATCATGCTTGTGTTTTATGCTATTACCGCCATATTACCGAAGAGAGATAATGTCAATATAGCAGGAACAATTGGTCAATTGCCATCTACTGAATTCTACTGGTTACCAATTTTACAAGAAATATATAAAACTGGGAAGTTACAACTATTTATGGGATTACTCGCAAAGAAGGCTAGAGCACCATTAACTCTTCATTGGGATAACCCTGAAACATGTATAATACAATCAACTCTATTCGCATTAGAAAGTCTTAAATATGACACTTATATACATCCGTTAGTATTAGTCACTAATTCTGATTTTATACAAACAAAATCTTGGGTAAGTTTATATATGGCTAATTACCTATGGAAGAAATTAACGCAAAGATACCATTTTTTACCAAAAATAACTCATGATAAAGAACTGTATAATACTGCTGCCAGTGAGTTAGTATTCACCTTGCTTTTAGGTCCATGGAAGAAGGAAAATATAATATTACCTGAACAAACAACTGTAGATCATGTCTATACACTAGAGCATTTTTGTATCATTGATGAAGAAATTATTGGATACGAGAACATGTTTGATCTAGCAGATTTTGTTGAGATTTTAGAAGGATACGGTATTGCATTATTAAACAGATTACAACTACCACTTAAGAAAGCACATGAATTATATCTTAACAGTGCTGATGATATTCGTTATACTGCATATGATACATTAAGATTAATGCCGATAGAAGCTAAGTGGACTACATTATCCGATTGTATTAATACTTTAAGGTCAATAGAAGCTGAAATACCCAACCCAAGGATTGACCTATTGATATCACATACAAATAAAGACTTCAGAATGGTACCTTCCGACTCAAACAATACTAGGATATGTAGATTAGTTACTACAAGAAAACCGGAAATTCTATCAACATGGCTACTACCGTGCCACGATCAAGTAACATTCGGGAATATGCTTAATACACGTGAAATATGTATCAATGAACAATATTTACATAGACCTTTAGGATATAGTAACTCTTCACCAAATAATCTGATTGATATATGGAATGAATTTAAGATACCTATCTTTGAAATACGATATCTGAATATTATGTGTTTTGGTGATGGTCGTGGAAGTATAGCAGCATTGATGGCAGAGTTATATCCAAATAGTACTATAATGTTTAATACACTATTACGAGATTATATTGAACAACCCCCAATCGCCGCATTAAATATAGCAGAGAGAAATAATAGTGTTATCATATATGAACATTTAGCTAGTAGCTATGATAATTTAGCAGAAAGTACGGTAATTGATTATTATATCAAGAATTTTACCAATCCTACAATAATTATTTCTGAAGCAGAAATCCCGCCAGAAGATCATATGACACAAGTCAGAGTTGCCTTCAATCTTATCAGATATTATTTACATAATAGAACACAAAACACAATCTTAATCCTGAAAATTTCAATGTCAACATCGTATGCTTTTAATATGGCACTGTCAATCTTATCTAGGACTAGTTTATTTCTTTATGTATATAAAGCATTACCGATGAGATGCGTACCTATAGTACATATTATATGTTGGGGTGTATTGGAAGATCAAAAGATTAGCAATGATAGTATAATTGAATGGACAAATACCCCCATAAGTAGTATTGTAGCAATAAAATGTAGAAAATTTATTGATGATTTACTTAAAACAGAAGAAAAACGATTAGATAGAGCAGATATTAATTTAAGAAAACCTTCGCCTAATTGGTCTAGTTGGATTAACATGCTAGAACTTCATTGGATTAATATCTTAGCAATCAGATACAATATAATTGTCAATTATGACCAAACTTTCGCACAGTTCAAAAATTACTCTTATGATGTATATATGACCCCTATAATCCAATCAATGACAAATGCCTCCATAGTTATTAAAGACTCTTTAAATGAAGGAGGGATCATACATCGTCACCAGTCATGGAATCCTAATACACAAACACATAGAATAATCCTGATTAATAAATATTTATCAATATTAGGATGGCTGTATGTTGTCAAGAAATACGCAAGCTGTAATACTAAAGACTGTTATATATTTGATAAGGATATTAAGTCATATTTTGTTGCTGAAATCTTGAAATTAGATGATAGGGATATGCCACTAGGTATAAAAGACAAATTATTTACCAAGCAACACATAGTAAATGAAGTAAGATTTAATTATTATAAAAGTTTTATCGATGGTTGTCAAAATGGATGTATAACCATTGCAGCAGAAAAAATGCTCAAATCATAAAACAACTTACATAGAAAATATTAATAAAATAATGTAGTTATATTAAGATGATAATCTTATATACTTATAGCGATTTTATGTGTTTTAAAAC